GAGGCGCTCCGAATCCAGGCGTGCTGCATCGACTCGGGCGGGCACCACACGCAGTCGGTGTATCGGTTCTGCCGTGAGCGTTACATGCGTCGCGTCTGGGCGATCAAGGGCTTCCCCGGTGCGGGGCGGCCGATCGTTGAGAAGCCGTCCTATGCCAAGCCATTCGTGAAGGTCGGTGCGGACTCGGCGAAGAAACGGGTTTATGATCGGCTGCTGATCTCCAAGCCCGGCCCCGGCTACTGTCACTTCCCGACCCGGTATGACCAGGACTATTTCGACGGCCTCACGTCGGAGAAGCTCATTACCGTCTACCGGAAGGGCTACCCCGTCCGACAGTGGATCAAAAAGCGGGAGGACCAGCGAAACGAGCAGCTGGACGTACGCGGTTACAACATCGCTGCCCTGATCGCGCTCAACCCGGACCTAAAGGTGGCATACCAGCAGCTGGCGGCCCGCGCCGAAGAACGGAAGAAGGCGACGGACACGACTACTGAGTCGCCGCCTCCCATGCCGTCGGGTCGCGGCCGACGCGGCGGTAACTGGGCAACGACCTGGTGATGGCTGGCGCTAAGCTCCGGAACGGTGCAATGTGAACGCAAGGGCGATGTGATCCGGCCGCGCCAGGTGAGCCGAGAGCAATGGGACGATTCGTGGAACAGGACATTCGAACGGGGTAAGGAGGTCAGTATGCTAACCGTTGCTGAGCTGCGCGAGATTATCAAAGACGTGCCGGGTGATGCGTTGGTGTGCGTGGACGACGGCGAGTACGGCGATTACCTCCTGGATATCGAAATCACCATTGTGTGCGGGGAGGTTGGCATCTCCGCGTTCGACGGCGTCTCCGCCGTGGTCAACCGTTTCCCCGTTGGCGGCGAAACCGCGGTCCTATTCCAGTTCGCCCGGACAACGGAGGGTGAGTCCGCGCAGGGGTAATGGGCCGCGGCAGGGTGAGGCCGGCAAGAGTGGGAGGAATCATGGACCCGGACATTCGGGAGGTGTGAGGTGAGCGAGGCCGTTTTCGAGACCGAGATCCTATTCGCAAAGGCGTTCCTGGCAGAGGTGCCGCTCGACAGACTGATCGAGCTCGGAGCTGTCCGCGACCCAAACTGCAAGAAGGCCCGTCACGTCATTGGTCGCCTACTCATTTCGGAGGACGCAGTAACGCAGAAATGGCGCTTTCGCGGCATCGGGGACCGCGATGATACCGACGAGTCGGTCCCGACTGATGACGAATGGGAGAATGACGACCCCTGAGCCGTCGGCGTAGGCCAGCGCGTTGACCCGTGCGCCGGACATGCCCCCTCGAACGGGTCCAGAATGGCGAGCGCGCCGCCGAGATACGCGCAGTCGGGGCTACGCCGAACTTGACCCCTGCCACACTGGCAGTGTAACTTGATGTGAGATAGTACCGAGAGCAGGCGATGGCCCTGAAGGGCCCCGAGTCGCAGCGCGAGCTGGCGGCCCGGGGCCTTTTCTTTGTCTGGGGACCAGATGGCCCGATGAGTCACGACACGGTTGCCACGTCCGAGCCGGAGACGCTCCGAGCCGGCGACAACTGGAACTGGGACAAGACTGACGCGGACCACACTCCCGTCGCCGGCTGGACACTCACCTACTATCTGCGCCAGGGCGCGACGAAGATCGAGGTCGCCGCTACGGGCGCAGTCGATCATTTCGAGGTCCGTCACCCCGGCATTACCTCACGGGCGTACACTCCCGGCCAGTACCGCCTGATCGGTCGCATCTCCAAGACGACGGGCACCGGTCCGACCGCAGTTACCGAGCGCTACACGGTCTACGATGCCGTGGTGACAGTCGAGCCCGACCCGGTCGAGTACGCGGGCAGCACCACGGAACTTGAGTTGGTGAGGGTTGAAGCCCGCATCGCGGCGCTGGATGCTGCGGCCACGGCAGCCGGCGAGGTGCAGAGCTGGACCCAGGGCGGACGCTCGGAAACGGTGACCGCATCGGCCGAGCGCGCCGAGCTGCTCCGACAGCGCGGCATCCTCCGCGACCACGTGCGGGTCGAGCGTGGCGGTCCGCTCTTCGTGCCGGTCTCGGCCGAGTTTGAGGAGCCGGAATGAGCAAGCCGGCAGAGGGCCTGCTCCGCCGGGCATGGTCGCGGCTGCAGATCAGTGTTGCCGAGGCGCTGGTCTCGCTCGCCATGCTCGGCGGCTGGCTCTTCCTGACCGCTGCCATCGTCCATCTGACTGCGCCCGTCGCGTGGCTCTTCTCGCTGGGTCTCCTGGGCTTCTGCCTCGCCGGCCTCAAGTTCACGGCCCGCCTGTTCTGGGAGGGTCTCTACGCTCTCACCCGCGAGGTGAAGCGTGGCCCGTAACCCGTTCCGTGCTGCGGCCGACCTGAGCCGGGGCGTGCAGGCTTCAAGCGGCGGCGGCACAGCGTACGCCGGCGCCTCGCAGTCGCGGCTCACGAGCGACTGGGTGCTGGCCTCGATCCAGTCCGCCGACCAGGACGTGAAGGCCGATTACCGGACGCTCAAGAGTCGGGCCCGGGAGTTGGTCCGGAACAACGACACCGCGTCGCGCTATGTCGGCCTGGTCGACGAGCAGGCGATCGGCCCGGACGGTATCCGGCTGCAGTCGCAGGTGAAGCGGCCGGACGGGATGCTGGACCTGGGGATCAACCAGCGGATCGAGGACGCGTGGCTGGAGTGGTGCGAGCCGGAGAACTGCACGGTCGACGGCAAGATGGGCTGGGGCGACGTGCTCCAGAACTGGGCGCTCGTGACACCGCAGGATGGCGAGTGGCTGACCCGCATGCTCCCCTTCCGCGGCAACCGGTTCGGCTTCGCGCTCCAGCTGCTCGACACCGACCAGCTGGAATGCGACTTCAACCGCGCTCCCGACCAGGGTGGCAACGAGATCCGGATGGGCGTCGAGATCGACGCCTGGGGCCGGCCCATCAACTACCACGTCTGGGACCATCACCCGACCGAATGGACGACCCGTGGCCGCGAACTCAAGTCACTGCCGGCCAGCCAGATCGTGCACTACTTCCGGGCGCGCCGCGTGGGTCAGACGCGGGGCATCACCTGGTTCGCGCCGTCGCTGCTCAAGCTCCGGCACATCGGCGGCTACGAGGAAGCGGAGATTATCGCATCGCGGGTCGCGGCCGCGAAGGGTGGCTTCTTCGAGGTAGCGCCGGAAGCGGTCGCTGATCCGAACGCTCCGAACGCGGCCAACCAGAACCAGGTCACCTTCGAGATCGAGCCCGGCCAATTTGATCGGTTGCCGACGGGCTGGACGTTCAAGGAGTGGGATCCGCAGCACCCGACCACGGCCTTCAAAGATTTTCATAAGGCCATGGTGCGGGGCGTCGCGAGCGGCCTCGGCGTCTCCTACGTCTCGCTCGCCAACGACCTGGAGGGCGTGAACTTCAGCTCCATCCGCGCCGGCCTGCTGAATGAACGCGACGCCTGGCGGAAGTTACAGAAGAGCCTGATCCGCCACTTCTGCGTCCGCGTCTACCGCGAGTGGCTTCAGTGGTCAATCACGACCGGCGCCCTCGTCCTCCCGGATCGCAACCGCCAGCGCTGGGCAAGACACCGCTGGCAGCCGCGCGGTTACCCATGGGTCGATCCGGACAAAGACATCAACTCCCGCCTCCGCGGCGTCGCGGCAGGTGTCGACAGCCTCACACGCATCGCTGCCGAGACCGGCGTCGACCTCGAGGAAGTGCTCATCGAGCGCGCCATGGAGACGCAGTTGGCGAAGGAACTCGGGGTCAAGATCAGTCTCGAGCCGAAGAAGGCCGGAGCGCCGGCCGAGGAAGAGGATGACGAGGAGGAAGACGCGCAGGCCGCACTCCACCCGCAGGTCCGCCAGCGACTGCTCGAGAGTCGGGCGCTCGCCACGCTCCGACCGGAGCGGCTGGCGGAGCTCGCTGCAGGGAACGGCAATCGGAGGCATCAATGAGGCCGGAAACGCTCGACCTGATTCGTACGTGCGCCGTCTCGCCGCTCGCAATCATGGAGGAACGCTGGGACGCGCTCGCGATCGGTCTCGCCAACGGCAAGGACAGCCCCGAGGCCGTGCGGGCTGCGTTGGGTATCCGCACCCGTGACCCGCTCGCGGGCCAGAGTGCCGTAGTAGTGATCCCTATCTGCGGTATGATCACGCCCCGTTCGAGCTACTGGGGCACGTCCTGCGACCAACTGGTACTGCAGGCGGAGGCCGCGGCCGCCAATCCCGCCGTGAAGGCAATCGTCTTCGATGTCGATTCGCCTGGCGGCTTCGTGTCCGGCGTCCCGGAGGCCGCGGCCCGTCTGCTCAGGATCCGCAGCGAGAAGCCCACGATCGCAGTCGTCAATCACCTGATGGCCTCGGCCGCCTACTGGCTGGGCAGTGCCGCCAGCACGGTGGTGGTGACTCCCAGCAGCCTCACCGGCTCGATCGGCGTCTTCAGTGCGCATGTCGAGTACGCGCAGATGCTCGAGGATGTCGGCATTAAGGTCACGGTCATCCGGGCCGGCCGCTTCAAGGCGGAGGGCAACCCTTACGAGCCGCTCACCGATACCGCCCGCGCGCACATGCAGGAGACGGTGGACAGCTACTACGGCCGCTTCATCGGCGGGGTGGCAGCGCACCGCGGCACCACCGCGCGCGCTGTGGCTAGTGGCTACGGACAGGGCCGGGTGCTCACCGCCGAGGAGGCGGTTGCGGCCGACCTGGCGGACAGCGTCGGCACCCTGGATGACGTGCTGATCGAGCTCGGCGTCGATCCCGCTGCGCTGAACGCAGCCCGGAGCGCAGCGATCGCCGCGCAGGAAGAGCGCGAGCGCGAGACGGCAGAACGGAGCCAGGAGGAACGGAAGCCCAAGCGTCGCCAGCTGCGACAGGCCGCGCAGACACAAGTGCCCGCGAAGGTGCTGACCGCCGAGTTCGTGCTGAGCCCGGCCGAGGCCGCCCAGCTAGAAACCTACGAGGCGACCGAGCTGCTGGCTGCCCGCGTGGAAGCGATGGCTCCTGGTGTGGGCGCAATCATCGCCGACGAAGACGAGGCCGAAGATCCGGAACACATGCCACCGGAGGACGACCCGGAGCATGAGGACGATCCGGACGACGAAGATGACGAAGACGACGAGCCGGAAGCGAGCGGGGGCGCGCCGGCGTCAGATGTACTCCCCGATACCAACGCGGCCCCACAGGCCGAGGAAGGCAAAACCATGTCCACGGACACGGTGGCCCCGGGTGGGGCCGGAACGGTGACTATCGGCGCCGACGCGATGGCGGCGGATCGTCAGCGTGCGAGCGAAGTGTACCGGCTGTGCGCGAACAAGGTCTCGGTCGAGATGGCCGAGCAGTTCGTCGCGCAGGGCACGACGGTCGAGAACGTGAAGGCGTTCCTCGCCGCGACCGGCAAGCCCGAGAACGCGCCGGTGCGCGGTGCGCAGCCGGACATCTCGCCGAAGGAACGCAAGGCGTACTCGGTCTCGCGGGCGATCCTGGCGGCCGCCGACAATGACTGGTCGCACGCCGGCTATGAGCGGGAGCTGGCGCAGGAGACCGAGCGCCTGCTGGGACTCAACGAGACCGGCTACAAGGCGCAGGGCGGCATCCTGATCCCGACCGGAATCGGGATGCCCGTGCTCCCGGGCCGCGCCTGGGACGGCGCCGCCATGCCGCGGGCCGCGTTGGAGACCGGCGGCAGCAACGCCGGCGAGCACTTCGTCTACACGGAGCCGGGCAGCTTCATCGACCTGCTCCGGAACCGGCTCGTGACGGCCCAGATGGGCGCCACGTTCCTGCCGGGCCTCCAGGGGAATGTGAGCTTCCCGAAGCAGACCGGCAGTTCGACGTTCGCCTGGGTGGCGGAGAACCCGCTCTCCGACCAGGCCGACTCGGATGCCACGACCGGCCAGGTCACGCTGACCCCGCGCGAGGGCCAGACCACCACGGCGTTCTCCCGTCGTCTGCTCGCGCAGGGGGTGATCAATGCGGAGATGTTCGTCCGCAACGATCTGATGAAGGGGGCGGTGGTCGGTGTGGACCTCGCCGCGTTGCACGGGGCGGGCGGCACGACCCCGACGGGACTCTACAGCCAGACGGGCGTCTCCCCCGTCGCGTTCGGCGGCGTGGTCAGTTTCGCGAAGGTCGTCGAGATGGAGACGGCGATCGTCGCGGACAACGCCGACATCGGTCGCATGGGCTACGTGACGACCCCGGAGATCCGGGGCGCCGCGAAGACCACCGAGAAGGCGACCTCGACCGGCCAGTTCATCTGGACGGGCGGCGTCACCGATGGGGAGATGAACGGGTACCGCGCCATGGCCAGCAACCAGCTGTCCAAGGTACTCGGGACCGGGACCGATGAGCACGGCGCCCTGTTCGGCGTGTGGGAGCAGCTGCTGATCGGCGAGTGGGGCGCAATCGAGCTGGTGGTCGATCCCTACAGCAAGAAGAAGCAGGCGCTGATCGAGGTCACGCTCCACCTGATCGTGGACGTGGCCTGCCGCTACGGCGAGGCGTTCAGCAAGGCTACCGGACTGGTACTGGTCGCTGCCAGCTGAGCGTAAGCAGGGACCGGCGGGTTGGTCGGCCTCGCGTCGCTGGAAGGCGCGCGGGGCCGGCCGATCAGCAAGTAGGGAAGGGACAACCAAAGTCCGCCGAACGAGGCTCGGCAATGGCAATCATATCGACGCTGGACCCGAAGACGATCACGATCCGCTTCATTCGCGGCTGCTGCTACGAGGGAGTGGATTACGGACCGGAGCATCTGGACCGGCCGGTCACCATGCCGACCAACAAGGCACGCGGTTACCTGGAGAACGGCAAGGCCAGGATCTACGTGCCGGAGGTTTTCGTGCCTGAGGAGCCGGGCGAGGTCCTGACCGATAGCGCGGCGCCCGAGATACTGACGGTGCCGGAACCGGAAGAGATCCCGTCGTCTCTCGTGACCCCGCCGAAGCCGGCCGCTCAGAAGCGGCTGAAGCGTGGGAAGGGCAAGGGCTGAGCATGTCCCTCCGCGCCGCTCCGCACACCGGCTCTATCTGGCGCCGCGTGGCGGCCGCCTCGAGCGACTACGCGGAGGAGTTGTCGACCAGGACGAGCGTGGCGGACGATGTCCCGCTCGACCTGCAGCTCGCCAGCGGGGACGTGGAAGGACGGGCGTATGGGCGGGTGGGCACCGGAGAGCATCAGCTGTTCATGAACGCTGGGGTGGACCTCCGCCAGGATGACATCGTCCGGATCGATGAGAGCGATATCCCGGCCATGGTCAACCGGCGCTTCGCCGTGAAGAACGCAATGGACTGGGGCGCCAGGGGCGGCGTCCAGGGTGCGGTTGAAGACAGCGAGGAGATCCTGCCCGATGAGGTGGCGAGTTGAGCGCGTCCGCATCGCTGGCTGAGCTCGAGCTCGGGTTCGTTGACCGGCTGGAAGGGGCCGCTGCGTTCACGGCCCTGATCCAGAAGTTCGCCCATGGCTGGCCGAAGGCGCTGCTGGAGAAGCCGGTGCAGCAGGCGTTCCCGCGGGTCACATGGTTCACGCCGGGCCGGGTATCGCTCTCCAATAGTGCCCCGTCGCTGCTTGAGATCCAGACGGACATCTGGGTGTGGCGGTCCGAGTCGGATGGCGGGCTCGCCACGCTGAACGCGATTGACCAGGCCATGCTCGACCTGCTGGGCAATGAGGACAGCGCGGTCACGTTCCCGTTCACGCTCACGGTCGACGACGTCGACATCACGTACTACCTGAGCTGCGCCTGCATCGATGCGAGCGACCCGCCGGAAGGGTTGCTGCTCCGCCGGCGCCGGCTCTGGCAGGTGGCGGAAGTATGAGCGCCCTCGCCCGGCTCTTGTTCCGCGAGCCCGCGTCGCATGGCCCGCTCATCCGGGTGGCCCCGCGGCCACGGCGCGTCGTGGAGATGGAGGACGAGGGCAGTTTCGCGGTCGCACTCCAGCAGGCCGAGACGGCACGACGGAACGCGCCTGGCCGCGGTGAGCGTCGGCAGGTGTGCGAGGTGGTGGTCGTCGTAAGCCAGGATGGAAAGGACTGGCGCGACGTGGAGCAGTTCTGGCGCGGCCCGTGGCGGCCGAGCTGGGAGGGCGGCATACCGCTGCCCTCGGTCGCGGACCTGATCGAGGTCGCGCGACAGACCGGAGCGCGCTATGCGCGGTCGCAGGTGAGGTCCACAATCTGAGCGGGAGAGAGGAAAATGGCTGCCACAGCTGAAGCCACCGTGAGGGGGCACCAGGAGGTCGGTTTCGTCATTTCGGCCGTCGATACGCCGCTGGGCAAGACCGCGGAGGATGCGGTCTCCCTCCAGCTGGACGTGACGACCATCGACCTGTTCTCCTCGCAGTCGAAAATGCCGGAGGACACGGGCATCACGCAGGTCGCGATGAAGGTCGACATCAAGTCGATCAACGGCGCGGCGAAGAACATCGGCCGTCTCATCGGCCTGGCGGACACCGCCTTCACCGGCGACCTGTCGGCGGACACGAATGAGGTCCTGACGGTCGAGGAGAATACGATCGGCGAGACCGAGCGCGCCATCTACAGCGAGGGGCCAGGCCCGCTGCTGTCGACCCGCCGGATCTACGCGCAGCGCTGCAAGCTCGCGAGCATCGGTCCGCTCGTGCAGGCGAAGACGGGCTGGATGCTGCCGAGCGTCGTCTGGAATGTCCTGAACCCGACGTCCGGTGCGCCGCTGACCATCACCGACACGCCGGCGTCCTGAGCCGCGGGGTGACCCGTGGCCGAGCGTGAGCCTGACTTCAATGCTGCCTTCAAGGCGGCGGGGGGGGTGCGGCGCCGCGAGCCGGTGCCGTACCCGCTCACGCATGACTCCATCCGGCAGATGTGCACAAAGCGCGAACGACTCCTCCGGATCCAGTACGAGGATGAGAAGTTCGCGGACGAAGACGAGCAGATCCTCGCCTCACTCTCCGTCGATCACCCTGACCAGGCGTTCCAGCGGTATCAGTACCTGATCGGCCTCTGGCATGCCTGGGAGAAGGGCTACCACCGCGCGGGAGTCACCCGTGCGGAGGAACGCGATGCGGTCCGTTGGCTCATGCTCTCCCGGGAGCCGGTCCGGATCCGGATAACCGGCCGCATCGTATCGGTCACGTCCCGCAGTCGCGCGGCTATGATCCGCCTGCACCGCCACGAGGCCGTGCGCTCGCACGCCGAGGAAAAGCTCCAACTGATTGAACAGCGGATCGAGGACACGGCCGCGGCCGCGCGCGCCGGCCAGTTGGGACTCTGGCGTGCGCTCGGCCGGCGGCGCCGGCTCCGCGCACTGGCCACCAGATGGGAACGCGAATGGGAACTCCACTTCCGCGGCGTTCTGGCCAACTCGCTCTCCCCTGATGGTCGGGCCGCACTGCCCGAGGAGGCGCCCGAGTGGTGGGACCAGGTGACCCCAGAGGATGAGGCGCGGCTCCTGGTCGCGCTCTTCGAGGTGGGGCCCTCACGGATGCAGCGCGGCCAGAAGCCGCACGCCGCGAAGCCAGACGCGAAGAAACACGAGCCGCTGACGTTTGGCTCCCTCCTCCGGTACTGGGAGCCCAAGCTCCGTCTACCTCCGATGGCGTTGGAGGACACCGACTTGGCGCAACTGATGACCGCGCTCGAGGACGGCGCCGGTGAGGGCGCGGCCGCGCAGGAACTCGAGGAGGCGTTCTCGTGAGCGTGGCCCTGCGGGAGCGTCGCCGGGAATGGGCCGCGGCCGCGCGCATCCAGGCAGCCGGCCTGACGACGGATGAGTATCGGGCCGCATGTTTCACCGCTTGCGTTTGCTGGACCAACCACCGGCCGTGGTGCTGGTTGCCGACGCGAGTGCGAAACGAGGCGTTCGTACTGTTCGGCCGACGCTATACCGCGCGGCTCGTGGCACACTGGAAGGAGGACGGCGGTGTCTGATGTCCGTTTCGTCCTCAATGTCGACGCGGAACTCGTGCAACTCGCGCTCCAGTACGCCTACCTGGCCGAGCGTGGCGCGGAGTTCGTCGCCGAGGAGATTGCCGGCTCGATCGAGATTTCGGAATATCCGGCCGGTCCGGGCGAGCCGCCGCATTCGACGGGTCCCTACAAGGAATCCTGGAAGTCGGGCAAGGCGAGGCGCAAGCGTGACTACGTCGTGGCCTACGGCTTCTCCATGGCCAAGACCGCGAGCGGCGAATCGCTGGGTAGGATATTGGATGAGGGTCGCGGTGCGATCAATCCGCACCCCCACGTGAACGCCGGTATCGCGCGGGCCCGTCGTCGGTTGGGCGTCGAAGTCGAGCAAGTGAACGCCCGGCTGCGAGGAGGCGCTCATGCCTGAAAAGGGTTTGTTCATCCCGACCCGCTTTGACCTAAACCAGGCCCGGAAGGATTTGGAGGCGCTGAAGGCGCTGGGCAAGAAGGTTGGCGCCGAGGCCGGCGACCTGCTCATCAAGAACTTGCGCGCAGAACTGCAAGGTAAGGTGGGCGCTGCACGCGAAGCGCTTGAGCGCGGCCTGATCAAGAAAGAGGACTTTCGCCGGATCAGTCGCGAGGCCGGCCGTGAATTCAACGCGGGCCTGAAGCCTGCGCTGGATCAATTACGCCGGGAGGGTAAGGAGAACACCGCAGAGTTCACCAGACTGCAGCGGGCGCTCCGGAACGTGGCCGCCGAACAACCTCGCATCAGCGGCCTGGCGACCGCGTTCAACAAAGTTGCGACCAGCGCCAAACTCTGGGTCGCGGCGCTCGCTGCGGGGGCGCTCTACAAGGTGAGTGGCCTGATCCGCAGCATGTACGGAGAGGTCGCGAAGTTGGATGCCGCGTTGCAGCAAAGCTTCGCGATCATGGGCGATGTGCCGGTCCACCTCCGGCGTCGGATGGTGGACGAGGCCCGTCGAGTCTCGCGCGAACTCAGAATGGACGCCGCCGAACTCGGCCGCGCGTACTACTTCCTCGCCTCAGCCGGCCTCAATGCGGAACAGTCAATCGCGGCACTGCCTACCGTCGCGCGGTTCGCGAAGGCGGGCATGTTCGATTTGGAGCGCGCGACCGAACTGCTCGCACAGTCACAGTCGGCGCTCGGTCTTGCCTCCAAGGACGCGCAACAGAACCTCCTTGGCATGCAACGCGTGGCCGACGTCCTGGTCGAAGCTGCCAACCGGTCGCAGGCCAGCGTCGAGCAGTTCGCGGAAGCCCTTGCGAGCGACGCGGCCGCCGCGCTCCGTCTGGTCAACAAACCTATCGAGGAGGGCGTTGCGGTACTGGCTGCCATGGCGGATCAGGGCACAAAGGGCGCTGAGGCTGGTACCCGTCTCGCTATTGTGCTCCGCGACCTCCAGACCCGGGCACTCGAGCAAAAGGCTGCGTTTGAACGCGCCGGCATCGCCGTGTTCGATCATGCCGGCAAGATGCGGTCGATGGCGGACATTATCGGCGCGCTCGAGCAGCGCTTCGACGGTATGTCCGACGCGCAGAAGCGGGCCGAGATCACGCAACTCGGCTTTGCGGACCGGAGTGTTGCAGCGCTCCTCATGCTGGTGGGACTCTCCGGCAAGATCCGGGAATACGAGGCGGCCCTCCGTTCGGCTGGCGGCGTCACGCAACAGATCGCACAGAAACAGATGCTCGCGCTGGAGGAGCGGACGGGAGCGGTCGCCCAGAAGTGGGTCGACCTGAAACGTCGCATCGGCGAAGCGATTGTTCTGCCCGTGGTCGAATGGATCGTGGGGATCGCCGATCATCTCCTAGACCTGGACACCCCCCTCGAACGACTGGTGTCCCACCTGGAACGACTAGGCGCCGCCACGGAAATGGTACTGCCGTTGACCATCCGTCGTGACATTGAGGCCGCCCGGGAGGAGATGGCGAAGTTGGAGGCCGACATCGCGCGGATCCAGGCCGGTCCGCGGCCGGTCTCCATGGGGACCGGGGCAGCGCCGGGGCCGGTGCCGGTGCGTGAAACCATGCCTGCGCGGACGTTGGCGGAGGCTCTCACCGCTCGCCGCCAGCTCCAGCAGGAACTCAACCGCGCACTCGTCCAGGAAAATACGGAACGCGCCGCGGCGCTCGCGGACCAGGTCCAGCAGATGGATGTCCTGATCCAGAAGTATAAGGACCTCGCGGCCGTGCGGATGGCGATCCAGCAAGCGGAGGCGAAGCTGCCGGACGCCGAACGGAGGGCCGCCATCAGGGCCGAGATCGACGAGCTCGACCTGCAGTTGCTGGCACTCCCCAAGATCCTCTCGCTGGAGAACGCCAGAGTAAAGACCCTGCTGGAACGGAAGCGAATCCTGGAGGCCGAACTGAGTCCGCCGGATGTGGGCGGTGGGAAGCCGCCCGACAGTGATGCGGTTGGCCCGTTGTTCGATGAAGCCGCACTGGAAAAGATGCGGACCTTGGTACAGAAGTACCGCGAGGAGATTCAGGGCGCTTTTGAGGCCGAGCTTCGCCAGCTGAAAGAACTGCGCGACGCCATGAAGGCCACCGGCGATACCGAGTTCCTGCCAAGCATCGAAAAGCGCATCGCCGAAATGGAAGAGCTGAAGCGGAAGGCGCAGGAGGTGGAGCCGGTCGCGGCGGCGCTCGCAAAGGCGTTCACCGAGCCTGCGGGTAAACCACTCGTCAAGGCCATCACGGACGGCATCGCGCTCGCCGGCCCAGCGGTGCGCAAGTACGAGGCTACGCTGGTCCGACTCCGGGAGGAGAAGGCGCGCGGCATCATCTCGACGAAGCAATTCAAGAAGGCCGAGGAGGAGGCCACCAAGGAGCTGAACACCCGCATCCTGGCCATCATCGACCAGTTGCGGGCGCTGAAGCAGATCACGCCCGAAGTGCATGCGCAACTCGTGGCCCTGTTGCAGGGCGGCGCCGAGAACGCTGACAAGTTTGGCAGTGAGCTCGAAAAGACAGCGGATACGCTCGCGAGTGTCGCCCGCGGCGTGCTCTCTGTCGCCGATGCCATGGGCACGCTGAATGACGATACCCGTCGCACGCTGCAAGGCGTGATCGATCTGGGCGAGGGCATTGCCAAGGTGGCCAGCGGCAAGGACGTGATCGGCGGTGTGGTGCAGGGTGTTGGTGGCCTCGTTGGCGTACTCAGCGGGCTTTTCGGTGGCGATCCTGAAGCGGCGCGAGCCGCACTGGATAGGGCGCGTCGCGATGCTTCGGCTCTGCGCGATGCATTGGCGAGTCTGGAACGCGCGCTGCGCGATCTTGAGAACGCGGTCCTAGGCGATGTCTCGGAGCAGGAGCGGCAGCGAGTACTCGGCGCGCTTGACCCGGTGGTCCAATTGGCGCTCCAGCGTCAAAGCGAGGGGCAGAAGTTCCTGAGCTATGCCGTACCGGTGAATCCCACGCCGGAGCAGGCCGCCGCGATCGCTGCCAGGACTAATGCAATCGCGGACCTGGAGCGCCTGACTGGCATAACGGTGATGGAGGACGGGCGCATCGTGATCCAGAATCTCCTGGCTGCGATCGAAGCCCTCCGCACGCTGGACTTAGCATCGTTCGGCTCCGACCTCCACGGTAAGCTGGACGCGCTCAACTTCGCCCTCGGGATCCTGGGCGACGCCGCCGGCGATGCGAAAGCCAGGCTCGAACGCTTCGCCGCCGCAATTGAGGAGTTCGCGCCCGATTTCGCGGCGCAGCTCCGCCAGCGAGCGGCGACTGACGCGGAGGCCGCGCAAGCATGGCTCGCGGGACTGGCGGAAGCGTTCGCTGCCGGCGGACTCGCGGCGCCCGCAATTCAGTCGTTGTTCGGCACGGGCCTGACCGCTGATCAGGTGAAGCGCCTGCTCGAGGAGGGCAACGAGTTCCTCGAAGCGATCCTCTCGGAGGCGGAAGCCGAGGGCGAGGTGCCCGGAACTGGCTCGACCCGCAGCTGGACGAAGGACTTCACCATCACCGAGGTAAACGCCCAGCGACTCGGCGGCTACCTGTCCAGTCTGGTGGTCCTCAACACCGACATGCGCGAGTACCTGCGGGGCATCTACGGCAGACTGGCCGGTGGCCTGACAGCGCCGTCAGCAGCGACCTACATGCCGACCGGCAGTTCCGCGTCTCCTTCCGTGGTATTCGCGGCCGGCGCGATCCAACTGGACGTCGATCTCAACATGCGGGACGTGACGCCCGCGAACGCTGGCCCGATGGGCACGGAGTTCGGTCAGGCCGCGGGCAAGGGCATCGACGAGGTCCTCGGCCGGCGCATGATGGACCAGCAGCGGGTCACGGGGCGCAGCACACGGAGGCTCTATGCTGGCGGATAGTTACGACCTGGCCACCCTCGGATTTACCCTCCGCGACGTGCTCGGTCTGGGCGGCCTCGTGCGCGACCTGCCGGTGGCGAAAATCCCCGGCCGCATCGATTCGGTCGCGCTGGGGGAGCCGCAGTCCCGGCCGCGGACGATCACCCTGATCGGTATGCTCAGCGTCGCCACGATGGCCGACCTGGAGGACCTGTACGAGAACTGCGACGAGCTGCGCTGGCGCCTGGAGCGTGACTCCGTCCAGCTGAGTTTTTCCGATCTGGAAGTCCGCTACGGCGGGGAGACGCGGTATTTCAACGCAACGCTACTCAACCCCGAGGAGATCCGCATCCCGCCCGCGTTCAACCAACGGATGCGGGAGCTGCGCCTACAGTTCGTCTGCCCGGATCCGGTCGCGTACGCGACGACCGAAACCACTACCGCGTTCAGTAGTACGCCGGTGGAGATTGAGTTGGGGAGCGCGCCCAGCTACCCGGTGATAACGCTGACCGACCCGCCGCTCGACATCGACCTCATCGTCAAGGATGCCGACGGGGTGGAGGTGGCGCGGTTGAGCCTGGTTGATCTGTACGAGGCTGGGATCGTCGTTGTCGACATGCGCTGGCAGAGCATCACGATCGATGGGCTCTCGGCACCGGAAACGCTGGTCGGGACCACGGACTTCTTCGCGCTGGACCCACGGTGGGCGACCAGCTTGGCCGGGCCCTGGGCCACGCTGCAAACCAGTGTCGCGTGCACTGCGAGCGAGACGCACCGGAACGCATGGCGATGAGAATTGTATGGCCACGGCCACCGCGGGAAGCGTCGACCACGCCGGATCCGGTTCGGCTCGGGCCCGGCTCGGCGCCGCAGTCGGCCGGGATGCGCCGCCGCAAGCCCTGCGGAGGGTGCGGCGCGAAAGGCGCAACTGTGCTCGCTCGGATGGCACACAGCCGGGGTCTCGATGACCTGGCAGACAGGCTGGAACGGCGGGACTAATGGCTATCACCCGGACTGCCAGCGGCAAACTCGTGGCCCACGATTCCTGGGTCTCGACTACCCAGTTTGACCTGAACGACTGGAGCAAGTCAAACGCAGCCCTCTATGTGAACCAAGGGATACTCCCGGGCTACTATAACTATCTGGAAGTGAATGTCCCGTACTCGCTGGCGTATGGTTTCTATTTCGTACGGCACGTTGACATTGCGTCGCGCTCTAAAGTCTTCGTGCAGGCCACGGGCAAATGGGACGCGATTGGTGGCACCTATCAGTATTATCAGGGATTCACTGGTGTTACCGCGCACCACTCGGAGAGCGGCGCTGGGCTCGATGATTGTGCCCATGCTTCCACGGTCTACCAAGACCGCAATACCGCTGGCAACGACACCTTCCAAGTGGGCGACTTCGCCGATGCTGTCTCCACACATGACAGTCAGAACAGTCTCACGAGGGTGCTCGCAGAGACTGGCGGCTATATCACTGGTCTCTTCGTAGATGGGACGACTGAGATCGGGTATGATTACACTGATGATATCGAGATCTCGCGCACCTCCGCCCATAACAGTGGCGGTGTCGGATTGGTAGTCCGTGGCTGCGCAGCTACCCTCTACATCACCTACTACGTTTTCTTTTCTTTCTACGCTTTCATTGACCGCTACATCACGGTCGGGAACGCAGTCAACGGCCACATTGCCAAGGTACTCGGAAACTCCGGAGCCGTGCTGGCGCAGGCGACTGTATCTGGCGGCTCGGCCACGATTGATATGCTGCCGGTGAAGTTCCCGCGTAATGGGGATTGGCCAAAAACGCTAGCAATCTATGAGTCCGACGGCACCACGCTGGTCGATTCACTGGTACCGACTGATGGTGTTTGGACGGGTGTCTGGGCGGGCGACGTCTACGATGCGGGTGCGGCCGTACCGCCCACCGCAGGTGAAATCGAGGCGACTGCGACCGATGTTGGCGAGATCACCGTCTCAGAAGTCACACCGCCGACGGGCGCGACCAGCCGTGCCCTGTACGGTGCTGACGCCGCTGCCGATCTGCCGGCCGAGGGGCCCGGTGCTGGTGCGGAGTTGCTGGACGCCGATTGGGACGGCTCGGATGTCATCGAGAGCGGACTAGGCTACGGTGTCACACGCTACTATGCGGAGTACGCGACCAATGAGGTGGGCACGGTCCGCAGCAACATCGCGAGCGCGACCACGTCCGACCCGCGGCCGGGGGAACCTAGCATCATCGTGACAATCACCGGTCCCGGGCAGTTCACCATTACCGTGACTCCCGGTTCTGCGGCCACTGATCACCAGCTCTACGCCCAAGAAGACAGTGCGACCGGTCTGTTCGATCCTGCGAACCTCGCGCTCGCCGAACTGGGCGCGGCGCCCGATCCAATTGTGGTGGATGGCTTCGAGCCGGGCTCCACATGGTTCTTCGGCCTCCGGGCCAGCAACGAGTACGGCACGGCCGACAGCGACCCTGCTTCGGGAACGATTCCCGAGGCGCAGTTGGCGGTGGCTCTCATTACCTACCAGTCGGCCACGCTCTACCTGACCGGTGCCGCCTTCGCCACGCAGGTCCGTTACCAGACCACTCTCGCATCGGATACCGGTTATCTCGACCCGATTGACAACGTCACACTGACCGATTCCAGCCGATTCAGTCGTCCGCTGGCCGACCTGACAGCTGCGACCTCGCTACGCTCCAGAGAGCAGCATGAGGTAGAGACCGTCTGGAGTGAGTGGTTGGAGATCACCTGGGCGACGGTAGCAGCACCGGCGGACACGTCCGAGATCCTGCACCCGATCAATGGCGAGCCCATCGACGGATTCTACTGCATTCAACTGGAGCTTGCGGCGGGTCGGTCGGTTGACCTGATCGAGATTTCGGATGATAACGGTGCGACGTGGACGGAACTCCCTGTCCTCTGTTTTGATTCGACGGCATTCGCGGATGGCTGGTACAATCTGCGCGTCACTACCGACCTGAGCACGGAACTGGAATCGCTCTTCCGGATCGACAACGCGCTGCGGGTCGGTGACGTTACCTGCGAAGAGGCGGTTGGCGATGGCATAAGAGCCGGCGACACCTCGCATATCTGGACTACCGCAAACGTGCTTGCTGCGGCCGGCCTAGGCTGCACAGTGGAGGGATACCCCGATACCAGTTGCCACTGGCGGACTACCGCGCCTACCGCTTACCTGCTCCTTCCAACCGGACCATCCGGTACCGATCTAACGGAGTCCGCCAGTCAACGGATCAGCGCGTTCATGGCGCTGGACCCGTATTGCACCGCCCCCATTGCCTTCTACCCGCATTTTGGCCAGGAGCTAATGCAGTGCGGCCTGGCCACGCACGTCAGCGCCAGGCCAGCCGGTGGGTGGTGGGGCGTGCGAGCCGAGGTTGCCGCGTGGACCTTCACGCCCCACAGCCCCCCGGCTGCTCAAGCGCTGCACGTGCACATCATGGCGCCCGGGCATGAGAACCTTTCGCCCTATTCGGTGGCATTCCCTGCCCCAGTACTCGTACCCTGGCTGTATTACGACTATGCGCAGCCTGGCAGCAGCATTGGCCTCGACCTCGATGTGCGACGGACGGATCCGGTGGGCTCAACGTATCAGATCCGGGTGTGGGCTGCCGGCGAGTTGATGTTCGACCAGACGTTCGTCTTCGATGCGCCCCTACCGCCCGGTCTGCCGGGACTCTCGCACGAATCGTGGGGCGGAGCTGCTCACTGGGCCGGGATCCAACTCTACGACTCGTGCACGTCGGACGTGATTCACGTCACGCGCGTGCGACGGCTCGAAGTGTGGGACGAGGTGGCCAGCGGCGTCACCGCGGCCGGCACCGCCGGGAAGGTACTCGCCTACATCCCGGAGATCATCTCGATCGAGGATGAGCGGGAGCTGATGGACGACGAGCGCCTCCGCTGTCTGCTCGTGCATGGCTCGCCGGGCACGGAGCACATCGTCGCCAAGCGCGTGCTGCGGACCATCTACCTCGATTTCACCTGGGAGGAGTGGCGGATCGAGAAGGTCACGGATTCCCGCCTCGAGGATGGTTCGCTGGTCCTGGAAGTGGAGGCGGTCGGGATAATCTTTGACCTGGCCCACGGCCGCGTCCAGCAGGTACAGGCCAATGGCAACGTCGATACGGACTTCGACCCGCCGGCGATGGAGCTGACGGACCACATCAGCGGTCTCATCCTGTCATCCCCCGGCATCAAGTCACATTTCGCCGAGGGGGAGCTGGCCGTCGTCGAGCCGGTCGAGATCAGTTACCAGGGCGATTGCCCGCTCTCGGCCGTCCGGGCACTGGCCGCCGCCGCAGAGGTGGAGTACCACGTCGTACGCGGTTGCAACAAGTACCTGATCACGATGCCCGAGGAGATCGGCGCAGGCGCGTTGCCCGTGCGGATCAGGTACAAGAAGAACGTCCGGGCACTGACCCGCGAACTGGATTGCTCGCGCCTAGCTACCAGGGTGTACCCGCGCGGTGGCGAGCAGGACGGTTTCGCGCTCACTATCGCGGGCGCGCTGTGGCCTATTCTCGATGTGGATCCATACACGAACCGCGTGCAGTTGGACGACTACCCCATCGCGTTCGCGGACCAGCTGAACGGTCTGCAGGCGCGGAAGTATGGCACCACCGCGGACGTAGAGGTGCTGGCCACCTTCCTGGACACGCAAGAAGTGGAGTTAGCTTCGGTCGCGAACCTCGAGGTGGGCAACTACATCCAATTCCGGGACCCGGATGGCAATGAGCTGATCTACATGGACTGGCCGGCGGCGATCGCGGCATGGGGTTACTGGGCGCCGCCGGATGCCGTCGAGGCGAGCGACGTGCCGCCGGTCGACAACCTGCTGGGCACCCCGTTCCTGGACGACTGGACAGGAGTCACGCTCGCTGGGTGGGCGGCCGTGGGCGGCGGCGTTCTCGCTCCGGTCACAGATCGGCTGTTCCATCGGTACGGTATCGCGGCGGCGTTAGTGACGTGCGCGGCCGATGGGGATGGCATCGAGAGCGACTGGCACATCGTCGCTCCTGTGGGACCTGTGCTGGATAGCGCGGGCAATGTAATCGGCGAGGGGTCGCCCTATTTCACGATCCAGTTGGCCCTCTGGATCGCGCGCGGCACGATCCGCCTGGAGCTGGACGTCGACACCGTGGGCGACGGCAGCGCCATCATTACGCTGCCCGACGACTACGAGAAGGCCAGCTCCAACGAGGCAGGGGTCTGGATCGAGAACCTGGCCATGAACGCGGACCTGCACGAACTCGGGGCCAAGCGGGTGCGGGTGCGGGTGGTCCAGGACGGCGTCGACCCCGCGACCTTCTACCTGGACGCCGCGCAACTGACGCAGACCCACGGGGGCGCGCTCACGTTCTATGACCGTCGGGCGAGTAATGAGCTGTGGCGCCGCGGCAATCTCCACCTGGCGGAGTTCGGAGAACCAGTCGCCACGTACAATGCCAGGCCGCTGGACCTTTACCGGCTGGATCCCGAACTGTTCGTCGCGGACGAGTTGATCATGGGCGGCCCGGCGCTGGTGGAAGATCCCGACTTCCCTGCGGTCGTGCGGGCCCGACTGATCTGGCTCCATCGGAAGCTGACGGGCGCGGTCGAGACGGAGGTCCGAGTCCGGAACCAGTCCCCGGCACTGACCCGGCTGCAGCAGGCGGATCGGGAACGACGCCGCCGCCGAATCGGCAAACCACCCCCGCCCACGGCTCCGCCGTTCGTGCCGCCGCCACCGGGGTCGACTGCGGGTGGGACGCTGAGCAACCTGGTCATCACGCTGGTCCAGGACACCGACGGCCTCTACTGGCTGCAGTTGGCGTGGAGTCATAACCAAATGGTGGAGGACGACGCGGTTGGTCGGTTTACGGTCGACATCGAGGTGGACGAGGGCGTGCCGGAAGTCGGGTTCATCCCCTTGACCACGGGACGCTCGCCCAAGCTCGAGCACGATGGCGCGAACGCGGTCCCGCTGGTGGGCGGCTACCGACACCAGCGCTATCCGGTGCCGAAGGATCCGGCCAGCTATTACACGTTCATCTACCGCGTGGAACTGCACGACGCGACGGCCGTGGATCCGTCCCGGGGGGTGCAGCGGCTGGAAGTCACGCACAGCGGGTATTACCTGCTCGCGTGAACACTGTAGGTGCGCGCGGGTTGCGCACCGTAGATTGAAGGGCAGGACTGGCGATGGCCCTGAAGGGCCCCCGATCCGCACCGAGAGGTGGCGGGTCTGGGGACCCTTTTAACATCCACCCCCTGGGCGCTCGGGGGAAAAGCGATCATGGACCTGAGCACTATCGAAATCATCGTGGGCCTCGCCTGCGTCATTGTCGGCCCGGCGGGCACCGCGTGGATCGGCACCCGGACCGGGCTGAACGGCGTGAAGCGGGATGTGGCCGCCATCAAACAGACGGTCGGCGAGATCCAGACCGCGCAGCATCAGGGCGAGGTGATGATGGCGCTCACGCGACAGCGGGTGGATACGGTCGTCACGCACTGCGAGTTCATCCACGAACGCCCGGTGAGCGAACACCCGAGGAACGAGCGGTGACCGAATGAAACGCATCGGCCTGATCTTGGGCGGCGGTGGCGCGAACGGGCGCTTTCAGGTGGAGGTGTTCCGCATCCTGCGGGACAAGTACGGGCTGGACCTGGCCGCTCTCGCCTACATCGCAGGCATCTCGACCGGTGCGCTCCAGGCCGCCGGGCTGCGGAAAGGCGGGCTCCCGCTCCTTGAGCGCGTGTGGAACGGCGTCACCGAGTCCGATGTGTTCCGCCGGCGCGGCTGGATCTCCGCCGCGTGGCACTTCATGCGTGGCGGCCTGGGACTCTACGACCACCGGCCGCTACGCAAGCTGCTCAAGCGGGAACTCGGGGAGGCGGTGCTGGACGCCGATGTCGGCTTCGTCCGGATCGACGATGGCGCGCTGAAATACGAGGTCGCAGCCGTGGATACGGTCATGGCCAGCTGCACTATCCCGCTGGCGTTCGAGCCGGTGGAGGGGCCGGCGGACCCGGAGACGGGCATCCGGCCGCTGCTGGTCGATGGCGGGCTGGCCACGGTCTGCCCGATCGGCCAGGCGATGGGGCGCGAGCTGGATCAGGTGATCGTCATCAGCTGCAACAATCTGGACGGCGTGCCGTTCAAGCGCCCGCGCAACATTGTGGAGTTGGCGCTCCGGTGTTGGGAGATTCTGTACTGGATCCACCAGCGGAACGATGTGGACGGATACAACCGCATCAACCGCATCCTGGCGCAGATCCAGCCCGGCCACCCGCCCATCGTGAGCGAGTCCGGGCGCCCCTACACGCACGGCGACGTGGTGTTCATTCAGCCGTCAAAGTCGGGCCTGCCGAGTACGCTCGACTTTTCCGCCGGGGCGATGGCGGCGCGTGTGGCCGCGGCGGCGCCGGCGGTACACACCGCAATGGAAGGGAGGGCAGCATGAGCACCAAGCATCTGCTGGCCAGCAAGTTGTTCTGGCTCGGATTCCTCGAGGTCGCGGTGGGCGTGAGCGACCTCATCAAGACGAATGTCCTGGATAGCGAAGCCGCGGCGTGGGGCGCCGTGCTCACCGGCATCGCCACCGTGATCCTGCGGGTGGTGACAAAGCAAGCGGTGTGGGTCACCACCACGCCACCCCCGGCTGCGGCGCCGAAGTGAACCTGCGCCTGGTTCGCCTGACGCTACTACCGCACGCGACCGAGGGCGTGCTCTACGTCGATGGCGCGTGGGAGTGCTATACGCTGGAGGACGCGGTGCGGCCAACGGGCGTGAAGGTGCCGGGCGAGACGGCCATCCCATACGGCCGCTACCGGGTGCGGGTCACCTGGTCGCCGTGGTTCAAGGAGCAGATGCCGGCGCTGGATGGAGTGCCCGGCTTCGAGGGCATCAGAATACACCCCGGCAACAGTGCACGCGATACGGCTGGCTGCATCCTGCTCGGCGCCTCGAACGGAAGCATGGCCGATGGCTGGATCAGCCAGTCGCGCGTGGCGTACGTCCGTCTGCTCGCGAATCTGATGGCGGCGCAGAGGCGAGGTGAGGAGACCTGGATCGATATCGTCGCGGAGTCCGCGACTGGCGTTGCCGCCTAGCGCGCATGTTCTGACACACCGCTCAAGGAGGGCGAAATGGTAATCACGAAGGATCAGCTGGCCGTGCTTGGGGCGCTCGCCGCGAAGGGCAACTGAGCGTCCGCATGCGGGGCCTATGGAAACTCAGTGGCGCGGCCGTCGTGGCAGCAGCTGCGGCCGGCAGTGGTCT